ATTAATGCCTTTTCTTTGGATTACTTTAATCTATATGATAATATATAATTATTGCAGACAAGAAGGTATAGACTGGCCCTATACAGAAGGTAACCCAGTTTTACTAGATGTACATTTAACTCCGTTCTATTACTTAAATGATTACGACCCATTTATAGATTACCTTGATTATGACCCACGTTACTAAGTACACAAACAGTTTGAGAAACTATGCTATTGCTGTAGCAAGTGTTCACGTAGTAGCATTGGGTTGGTTATACCCACAAGTATTAATAACAATAGTTGTTCCACCAATAATATTCTATTTGCTTTTCTTATATTGCGAATTAATGTACGAAATTGAAGTAGGAACTAGATTGAGATTAATAAAAGCAATTCGTGAAGCAGACGACCCAATCACAAAAGATGTACTAACTTGGGAACTGATATTACACGATGAACATACTATATTTGGAAATAGTTCAAATGATAGGTTAGGCTTTTAATTTTATGATAAATATATTATGTTGTAATAACAGATGGTTTTACAACACTTATATATAAGGAGAAAACATATGAAAGAATTTAAAAACATGTTCTTTGGTATATTTTTTGTTATCTTCGCTCAAGGATGTGCTACAGTTGGTACCATCAATGAAGCAGTAGTAGAAGGCGTAGCAGATACTACAGACACAGTCTTTACTGGATTATCTAAAGTAACAGGCGCAGTTGTTAATGAGGCAGGAAATGCCTTACAGACAGGTGCTGAACTAGGCGTTGGCATAGTCCAAGGTGCTGGTGATATAGTTGCTGGTTCAGTAGAAGTTGTTGCTGATTCTGTTAATGAATCTACAGATGCAGTTCAAGATGATAAAGAAGAAGCAAAAGAAGAGCCAAAAAAGTAAGACGCTCATTCTTTAAACCCTTTGTGTTTTTTAAAAAGCAGGAAGGTATAGCAACACCCTCGAAAGAGAGTGAGCAGGTGACTGACGAGGATATTAAACAATTGATTGAGGAGGTTAAACTTCTAAAAGCAGTTATGGAATATTGCTCCAAGAATCCTAAGGAATGTGAATAAGTTATTATTACTTTTACCTATCATGATATTTCCTCTGTTAGCAATAGCAGAGGAACATATCGTTAAGTTAGATCTAACTTACAAAATGCCAATAGACTTTAACTATTGTGACAACAATCCCCCAGAGTGCGAGCCACTGCCACCCTTAGTACCAAAATTTGATATGCGAGAAGGCGCAACAAATAAACAATGGGCAATATTTTGGACATTCCAAATATTAGATGTATACTCTACATCAAAAGCATTACAGTACGATTGTATAAAAGAAGTAAATCCGTTGTTTACAGACTCGCCTAGTAATACTAGATTAGTATTAACAAAAAGTGTAATACTTATGCCTGGCTTACTTTACAATGATTACTGGAAAAATGTAGACCCTATGGAACTAGATAATACTAATATGTTGTATGCGGCCGTTGTTGCAAATAACTTTAGGTTACTAAAGAGAGCCAAACGAGATTGCAATAGAATAAATTAACAATAAATACATCTGTGTTAAAAGAAAAAGTAATCGACATAACTCACTACTCGGATAAACTATTCAGTTTTAAAACTACTCGAGATAAAACATTTAGGTTTAAAAATGGCGAATTTGCTATGATAGGTCTTGATGTGGATACAACAGTCAAAGGCAGACCGTTACCTAAAAAGATTATGAGAGCATACAGTATTGTGAGTACAAACTACGATGATTATTTAGAATTTTTAAGTATTAAAGTTCCCGATGGTCCACTGACAAGCAAATTGCAAAATATACAAATAGGCGATGAAATACTTGTGAACCCAAAAGTAACAGGCAGTTTAGTTGCAGATTATTTAACACCCAAAGAAAATTTAGTTATGTTAGCAACAGGAACAGGCATTGCACCTTTTGTTAGTATAGCACAAGACCCTGAAACATACAGCAGATTCAAACGTGTTTACTTATTTCATACTGTGAGAAATGTAAATGAAATTACATACGAAGAAAAACTAAATAGTATAGCAGAAGATATGCCTTTTGTTTATATACCAACTGTAACAAGAGAAGAATATAAACGTGAAGGTAGGTTTTGGCAATACATAGAGCACTTATTACCAAATGGATTTTTAAAAGAAAGAGACGGTGTTATGGTATGTGGTTCTCCAAGTATGAATAAAGAATGTCGTTCATTTTTTGCTACTCTTAATTGGCAAGAGGGCAACACAGGTGAAATGGGCGACTTTATGTTAGAAAGAGCATTTGTAGATTGATGGATTCAGACAAAATTATTAGTGCCTTGCAAAAAGGCGTTGTTACAATCGTTTTTGAAAAAATAGGTACAGGGGAAATTCGTACAATGCCCTGCACATTAAATAACGATATATCAAAACAAACATTACAAATAAAAAAATATTCTAGTCCAGATGCAGTAATATGTTGGGGCCTTGACGTAAAAGCATGGCGAGATGTCAGAGTTAATACTATTAAAGAATGGTACGAAGGATATCCTAAAGAATGAAATGGCTGTATAGCGGATATGCTGTAATAATATCTATAGCATTATTAGTAGGTTTGCAAGTTGTAGATCCTACGCCAATAAAGAATCTTAGAAATCAAACATTTGATGCCTATCAGCAACTAGACGAAATCAAGCAAAGTAACGAAGTTGTTATTGTAAACATAGGCGAAAAGAGTTTACAGCAATGGGGACAATGGCCTTGGCCAAGGCAAAACTTTGCCCAACTAATCCATGACTTAAGACAGAAGAATCAAGGCATAATTGGACTTACAGTTATGTTTCCAGAAGCAGATAGGTTTGGTGGTGACCCTACATTAGCAAGTTGGTTAAAAGGCAACGGTATTGTGTTATCACAAACACCAAGTACAAGAGGTGTTAAGACAACAGGACCTCATATAGGTACAGGAGTCATTGGACCTACAAAGGCACAAGACTTTTTATTAACATGGCCTAACTTAGTAACAAACATACCCGAATTAGAAGCAGAAGCATCTGGCATAGGTGTCAACGCCTCCGCTCCGCAACCTGATTTTGTAACAAGAACATATCCATTAGCAATAGGAGTAGAAGGAAAAATATATCCAAGTTTTGCAATAGAGATGTTGCGAGTACAAACAGGCAAGCCTAGTTATATAATTAAAACAACAAACATAGGAATAGATGAATTTGCTGTTCCGCCATTTGATCCAATAGTTACATTACCAAAAGGTGATGCATATATACGTTACAACAACACATTTGAAGAAGTGGAATATGTAGACATAAACAGTTTGCCAAATATGGGTGGCAAATTTGTAATTGTGGGTGTTACAGCAGAGGGTGTTGCTAACCCTGTGCCTACTCCAAGAGGCAATATGTATCCACAGCATATACAAGCACACATGCTACAAAATTTTATAGATGGATCAAATATACAGCGGAACCAAGTATCGCCGCTTATAGAACTTCTGTGTGCGTTGTGTGGCATGATTTTAATAGCCATCGCGGTGTATAGATTGCCTTTACTGTGGACAGCACCTATTTCACTGCTGATTTTAGGTGGAGAAGCATATGGTAGTGTGTGGTTATACCAAAACAAATTACAGTTAGTAGATGCTACTTTTCCTGTGCTAAGTGGCTTCTTAATTTTTACACAATCAGCATTTAATAACTTCTATAAACAATACAAATTACGTCAACAAATCAAAGGGCAGTTTGGTACTTACATATCCCCAGACTATGTTGATATGTTAGTTAAAGATCCTAGTTTAATGAAACTAGGAGGCGAAAGAAAAGAAATGAGTTTTATGTTTGCTGACATAGTTGGCTTTACACCCATATCAGAAAAGTATATGAAAGCAGATGACCCAGAAGGATTAGTAGAACTAATAAACAGTTTCTTAGATAAAATGACTAAGATAGTTTTGAAGAACGGCGGTACAATAGACAAGTTCATGGGCGACTGTATAATGGCGTTTTGGAATGCACCTTTACCATGTGAAAATCATGCTGAGATGGCCGTTAAAACAGCAATAGAAATTGAACTGCTCGGCGACGAACTAGAAAAAGAAATGGAAGAACGTGGCTTGCCAAGAGTAAAATTTGGCACAGGTGTAAACACAGGTACATGTATTGTTGGTAACATGGGTGCTGAAACTAGATTAGATTATAGTGTTGTAGGCGATGCTGTAAACTTAGGTGCTAGATTAGAAGCACAAACAAGAGCAGAAGACACTCCAATTATTGTTTCTGAATATACATATCTACAATGCAGTGATATAGCATTTAGTAGCATAGGTGAAGTTACTGTAAAAGGTAAAGAAGAACCTGTTAGAATGTATGCTCCATTATTTAACGGTGAAGTTCGAAAACTTTACAAGTAATTATTCGTCAGGTGACCAGTGTTCCATAGAACGGAATACACTTCTAGCAGTTATTAAATCTTTCTTAAGTTCCACAAGATAAAAAAATTCAAAAGGCTTCTCGCCAATTTTTTCTAATGGGTAATGATATGTTGATGTTATTTTATCCACTGCTTGTATATCCTTTGTAACACAATTAATAATAGTATTACGCCATTCTGCATCTTTAAACATATCTAGTACAAAAACATGTACATGACTTTCAGGATTATAACTGTTCATTATATTAAGTAATTCATAATATAATGCTCGAATAGGATTTAAGTTTTCTCTGTACTTAGAACTAACAATAGGAAATCTCCATTTGTCCTCTTTGGTACATTGATGTTTATAAAAATATAAGTATTCTTCCATAAACGATTCATAAATGTTTTCTTGACTTTTACGCAATCTACTAGCAAGTATGCGTCTAAGTTTATTAAGTAACTTTAAATAATATTCAGACATATCATTTTTGTACAGATTATGCAAATCATCAGGATTCATACGACCGTCAATAAATTCGGGCGGTATTTCGTTAGACTTTGCAAACTTAATTAGTAAGTTTTCTAGTCTTATCTTTTTAAAATCTATTATATCTGGCATTTATGTAAATTCAATATAGTTTCAAGTTTCTCGTTACCTTTATTGTAACTTAAGGTCGCTCTAGCACCTTCGTGTAATGGCTTTGGCCATGTACCGATGTCTACCCAAGCATACCCACAACTTTCACCATTTAAATTTGGCATAAATTCGTGTTCTATGACTGCAACAAAACTATAATACATAAAGTTTTTATCTTTGCTTTGATAAACATCAATAGGATTCAGTTTATTAATATCTGGAACTAATCCTAGTTCTTCATCAAGTTCACGTGTTAAGGCTTCATATGGAGACTCGCCTTTTTCCACAAGTCCTCCCCAAAACCCCCAAGTGTGTTTATGTCGTTTGTCGCTGTTTCTGAATTGTAAAAGTACACGTTCTGTATCAAGAGCAAGAAATAATGTGCCTACGCCTATAACACCTACAAAAGGTTCTATAGGACTAGAGTCCAATATCCCGGATTGTATTCCCCCTCGTATATGCTCAGCCATTGTGTTCCTGTCCATTTGTATACTTTGTTTGTATTTAAGTTTTTAGTAATTGCTGTACTATCAAAGTTGGCACTTGCATCATATGATATAGTCCAATTAGAACCGTTAAATTCAATTATATCGTTTTCAGATGCATCAATGTTCCACTCTGGATATCCATTTTTTGAAAGATCTTCTGTAATTAAATATCGCTGACCAATTTCAAGGTTTGCTAATGTATTGTCTCCAGGTACATTATTATGAGGATTAATAATTTTTTCAATATTGCCTATTGTAGAAGCAGGCAATGTATCAGTGTCTAAATTAAAAATAAGTTGACTGTCGTCTGACGGATGTATTGCAATAGTTCCTGCAATATCCTGTGAGTCATCTTCCATGTCATTAGTGATTTTTAATTTTAAAATACTAGTATTGTCTTTTAATTCTTTGTCATACATTGCTAATAAGTCAGACCAACTCTTTGTTTCTATACCACCTGAGTCATATAGAGTTGCAGAATTGCTTAAAATACTAACTTTGTAGTTACCTGGCGAAACAATTAATCTCGATTGTATATCAAAACTTCTAAAGAAATCATGTACATCTTCATCGTAACCAATTTCGCTTAGTGACTGTCCTCCAAAATCAGTAATAATATTGCTATGTATTTCGTGTATAATACTTTGTCTTTTAACTTTAGCAGGTGGATTAATCCAAATAGGCAATGTAAATGTTAATGTTGTAACATCTATTTGCTCGTCTACACCTGCAGGAATACTTCTATTTGTAAACTGTATATCCGTTAATTCAACTTCAACAATTTGTGTCCAATCAAACGGATTAGAGTTTTGTTGTAATTGTATAGTTGGATTGAATAATACTAATATTTGTTCCATAAGTTGTAATTTGGTATCCGTGTTAGGAGTCCAAATATCAACTTGCATAGTCAAATTATATGGAACCGGCATGTATCTATTAATAGTATATTGATTACCTTGTCCACTTTCGTAACTCTGCGTATCGTTATTAAACTTTCTTTCTGTGATACTTTTGGTATCTGTAAAGAATGGATCTTGTGTCCTATCCCTTGCAATCTGCAAACTTTGAATACTAACACCTATAAAAGGTGTGCTGTTAATAACGTTTTCTGAATTTTGTCTAAGAATATGCGAAACCATTCTACTTGGGTCTGCATATCTTATAGGCACAGTATTGTATCTTACATCTTCGCCGTCTCTACTGCCTTCTTTAACTTTGAATGCATGAAATATTCTAATAAATTGTAGAATATATCGTCTTATTTGTTCATCATACCAGTACTGCATAGTTAATTATCCGTCTTAGGCTTAACAACTTTACTTAGGTTTGTACGTTCTCCTGCTACAGTACCATCTGTGTTTGTTGTTTGTGTAGTGTTATTTATAAAGCCATCTAAAATTCTATTAGCACTCGAGAATACTCGCTTACTATCATCTGCAA